TTATCGTGCAGCCGGAGCCGCTTTAGGCTTCCACCCGCAGACCTTGGCCCCTGCCCGGTTGTGCGCGAGAATCGACTTGGCGGTTTCGTCGGTCAGCACATCGGCCATGTCCACGTAGATCGGCTTCGTCCAGTCGCAGGCGGTGTCGACTACCTTGGTCTGGACGACAATCTGCGGCTCGGGCCTACTTGCCCCATTCGTCGCGGAGCACCCGGGCAGCATCGCCGCCAGGAATGGCAGCAGCATCAGAATCTTCATCGCGTCTCACCTTTGCGTTGTCGGCGCCGGCCTGCGCCCCCGCCTGATTCGATTGCGCCAGCGCGGCGTCATTCTGCGCGGCGCGCTTCTCCGCCTCGGCCACCTGCCGCGCGGCCTGCGCCTTGGTGGTCTGGGCCTGCTTGTGTCGCATCCAGCCGAACAGGATGCCGCCGACGGCCAGCAGGATGGGCCACGCCTCGGATAGGAGGGCCAGGACCGCGGTCATGCTGCACCTCGCGCGAGCCGATGGTTGGCCGGCCATTTCTCCGGGCGCGGCTTTCCCGGGCGCCACGTGCGCAGGTACAGGCCCCACGCGCTGTCGACGTCGTCAGTAGCCGGCAGGCGCAGCGGGTCGGTGAACAGCAGCAGCCGTGCCACGCCAGCGGCCAGCACGTCGTCCGTCTCCAGCGCGCGGTAGATGCTGGACGGCAGGAACTGGACGCCGCGCGAGGCGCAGAGGCGGTCGAGCCAAAAGCGGCTGGCGTCGTGCAGATAGACGCCGTAGACGCCGCCGCGCGTCGCCTTGGTGCCTTCCTCGAACTGCCAGAAGCCGCGCGCCGGCCCGGTCGGCATTTGCCGGCGGTGCTCGAATCGGGATTCCTGCATGCCGATGGCCAGCAGCATCACCCGGGCCTGCGGCGAATCCATGCCCGGCGGCAGGATGGCAAGCGCAGGATCGATGGCGGACCTGATGACCTCACGCAGCTCCATCGCCGCCCTCCTTGTCTTTGCCGCGCAGCGCGGTGTAGCGCACGAAGATCAGCAGCAGGAACGCCGCCGTCGAGACCCAGCGCGCGGTGCCCTCGGGCAATGCGTTCTTCAGGTCCTGCGGCATCAGGTTCCAGGTGTCGATGAGCGTGGGCCCAAATGCAGTGATCGCCGCGAAGATGCTGGCGACGATCACGGTTCCCTTCTTGTGCAGCTGCTTCCAGCCGTCTGCCATGGTCAGTTTCACTTTGCCCACCTCCGAATGTCGGGCCGCGCGCCGGCGGCGTTATCCATCAGGTATCGGCGGATCTCCTTCACGTCCTCGCCGATACCGTTCAACTGCTCTTTCACATCTTGCCGCTGCTGGCGCATATCGCCGTCCACGCGGTTGAACCGCGCGTCGTGCTCGATGTCCTTGGCTTCCAGCGCCTGCACGCGGCCAACCAGCGCGAACCACGCGAGCACCACCACGACGGCAGCCCCCAAGACCGCGCTGAACAGGTTCTGCAGGTTGATCGTCGTGTCGAGCCACCTGCGGCGGCCAGTCTTGTCTGCATCCATAGATTTCCCCGGTAACTACGGAAATGCCTTGCTATCGAACTCGCCGCGCGCGGATGAATCCGTTCGCGCTCATGGTGCTGACGCCGAAGAAGGCGCGCCCGATCAGGTACACAGACGTGGTGGCAGACAGGCTCACGCGCACCGTGGGCGAGCCGTAGGCCTGTGCACCGCCGGTGGTCAGCGTGGCAGCCAACGTGTTGTAGGCGCCAGTGTTGTCGGCAGGCATCGTGTTGGCCGTGGTGTTGATGCCAGCGGCCACGCCGGTGATGGTGGTGCCGCCCGCCGGCACGTAGGTGACGACCCCCGACACCTCCCAGTCACCAGCAGTCAGCGAGACGCCGGCGATGGTCGCGGACGTGCCAGAGGTCAGCGACACCCCAGTGGCGCTGTTGGTCACGTACTCGCCCACGCTGCCGGCCTGCGCGCTGTCGTTCGTCGTGGTGCCGACGATGCCCGCCACCGAGTTCGGCGTGATGGTGCTGGTGGTCGTCAGGGTGACGAAGCGCCCGATGCTGGCCGTGGATACGCCGATGGGCGTGTTGTCGATATTGCCGCCGGAGATCGTCGCGCCGCTGATGGTCGGGTTCGTGCCGAACACCAGCGAGCCCGATCCGGTCTCGTTGGAGATCACCGTGGCAAGCTGGGCGCTGGTGGTGCTCGCGAACTGGCCGAGGTTGCCGGTGGTGCTGGCCGGGTTGGCGAGGTTGGCGCTGTCCCATGGGGTGGCGCCTGCGAACGTTGGGCGGGCAGAGAACGCAGCGACGCCGGTCGAGTTTGAAATCGAGAACGGGTTGTCCGTAAGCGTGCCAGACACGTAGCGGTCGATTCGGAACGTGTCGGCAGAGTTCTTGGTCACCACCCAGCGCGCCGATCCGTTGCTGGAAAAGGCAACCGACGTACTTGCGGCGCCGCTGGTGTCGTTGATCGTCAGAGCTGGGGTGCTGGCTGCAATCGTCTGGTTACCGCTGAACGTGTTGCTCGCAGTCGAAGCTGCGCCGAGGTTCGTGCGCGCCGTCGCCGCCGTGCTCGCGTTCGTGCCGCCGTTCGCAATCGGCAGCACACCGGTGACACCGGTCAGCGGGACAGCAGCCCAGCCCGGCGCCCCGGTCGGCCCGGTCGATACGATGGCCTGCCCGGCAGTGGAGCCGGCAGGATTGATGAGCTGCGGCGGGACGGTGGTGGCCGCCTGAGCCAGCAGCGCGGCGCCGAGCGCCAGGATTGCAGCAAGAGTCTTTTTCATGGGAAGTTGATGTTGTGCTCGAAGGTGTTGGTGCCGGTGTTGAGGTTGTTCTTGGCGGTCACATACGACCCGCTGAACTGGTTGCCCAGCACCAGGTTCCCCACGTTGCTGGCGGAGTTGCTGTAGATCCCGTACTTGTCCGTGCCGTAGACGTTCTGGATCTGGTTGCCGTTGATCAGCGTGCCGACAACGGGAACCGAGTCGCCCACATACAGGCCGATCGGGCCGCTCTCGGTGAGCGAGGTGGTCGCGCCGTTGCCGCCCAGGTTGTTGCCCTGGATGATGTTCCCTTGGCTGCCGACCACGATCACACCAAAGCGACCGTTCTCGGTGCTGATGTTGTTGGCAACGATGTTGTTCGCGGCCTGCGGCTTGCCGGGGATCTTCTCCAGACGGATGCCGTCCAGTCCGTTGAGCGAGCAGGTATTGCCGGTGATCGTGTTGAAATAGGCCGACAGCCCGAGAATCCCGTAGAAGTCGTTTTGCAGGCAGCTATTGCCGGTCACCGCGAACTTGTTCGTGGTTTCCTCCATGCGGATGCCGACGGCGTTCTGGCTGCAGGTGTTGCCCGTGACCGCAACGTGCAGGTTCGCGGTGCCGCTCGGGTCGGTAAAGACGCCAGTGGCCTCGATGCCGGCACCATCGCCGGGCAGCGCAGGCGACACATAGCCGGGCTGGCCGAACGCCGTGAAGCCGCCGGTTGACGGGTAGACGTTCGGGTAGGCGCCGCTGTAGGCGTAGGCAGGGAACCGGTTCTGGTCTTTGTTGTTGATGCAGACGTTGTCGGAGATCGTGACACCGACCGCACCGAAGATGGTGTGGATACCGACGATGCCGCCCTCGCAGTGGTTGCCGACCACGCGGATGTCCTTGACCGGGCGCGGATCGGCAGTGTTGTTCCGGATCGCGATGCCGGTGATGCGGTGGTTCAGGACGTAGTTGCCCTCGATATCGCCGCTCTGGCAGTCCGTGATCCAGATGCCGCTGCCCCAGCAGTCGCGCACCGTCAGGTCTTCCAGCTTGAAGTCGGTGACATAGGCGAAATCGATGGCGGCCAGCAGCGTGCCCTGCCAGGTGGTGGCCTGGTTGCCGCTGCCGTCGGGCGCGCCGTGGTCGACGTTGTTCGTGCGGTTGGCGTTGACCGTGATGTTGCGCACGCGCACGCCGGTAGCGGTGTTGCAGCGCAGGAGGTCGACAGGCTTCGGGGTGCAGTTGTCTTTCAGCTTGATGCCGCACCACGGGAAGCCGTCGATGTCCGTGCCGCTGACCAGGTTCAGCGCGCCGGACACGGTGCTCAGCGCGTCGAACCAGAGGTTGATGCCTGCGGCCGCCGCGCCGGTGATGGCAGCCTGCAGGCGCGTCGTGTCGTCCACGGTGCCGACGCCGTACTGCGAGGTCGACACCTGGCCGTCGTGCAGGAGCTTCCAGCGCGTGCCGTCATTACCGACGATCACCATGCCGCCGTCATCGACGGACGTGGTATCCGACGTGTCGTTCCAGTATTCGCCACGTCCGAAGGTGCCAGGCCCGTTGTAGCCAGCGGTTTTAGCGCGCTTGTAGAGGTTGCCGTCCAGTTGACGCAACAGCGCCACGCTGTCGACGGCGCGGTAGAGGATCGTGCCCCAGTCGATGGTGTCGTCGCCCACCGAGCCGGCAGGCGGCACCTGGGTGGAAAGCGAGGTCCCGACGCGGGCATAGACCCGCGTTACCCCAACCGGAATCGGATCGTTGAAGATCAGTGCCGAACCGGTGACGTTCCATTGGTCGGGGCCCTGAAACGTTGCGTCGAAATGGACCTCGACATTGGCCTTTACCCCCGGCGCGCGGGAGAGCGGAAGCTGGGTCGTAACGCCCGGCGTGAAGTCGATTCCCGCAGTAAAGATGTCGTTGATCATGTCGCCGGCGCCGAGCGCCGACGGCAGCGGCAGCACCGTGACATTGCCCAGAGCATCGAAACCGATGACGGTGTTGGCCCGCGCCGGCGCGGACGGCAGCGGCGTAAGCGGCGTGTCGCTCACCCCGATCTTGATGGCGCGGTCGGTGATCTCCTTCACCTGCTGGATCTGGATCTCGGCCCGATCGAGCGCGTCCTCGACCACCTGCGGGAAATAGGGACTCAGGTTCGGCAAGTCGGTCGGCTGCGTGTAGGCCAGGCCGCCCGTCAGTGTTAGCTTCTCGCCAAGCTGGAGAATCGGAAGCGGGCTCCCAACGCGGGGGTAGACGACCGTGCCGCCCGGGTTGTTGTCCTGGTCGCCGTTGAGCGTCACGGAATAGTCCGAGTCGAGCGCCAGCGGCCCGTCCGCGCCGTTCACGTTGGTGAAGGTCACGGCCACGTCCTCCTTCTTGAAAACCTTGAAGTCGAACGGGAATTCCGTTGTCACGCCGTCGCCCAGGAACGGCCCGGCTTTTCGATTAACACTGGTAATGGTCAAGGTGAGCCCCTACGGTACTTTGGTCGTAATTCTCGAACCGCAGTACCGGGGTAGAGGCACCCGCTCTACCTCTTGGGCGGCGCTCCCACCAATAGCGCGCCGGGGTTTTCCGTCTTGCCGTCAGCCAGCGCATTGATGCCGCTGATCGTCGAATTGATCTGTCCGGCTGGGTAGTGGAAGATGATGCCGCCCACGCTGTTCAGCGCCTTCCAGAACGCCTCATCCGGCTCGCCTTGCTGCACCTGCTTGCCGAGCTTGGCGAGCTCCGCGAAGAAGCGCACGGCCGCCGGGCCGGTGTAGTCGACGCCGCCGGCGCCGGCCGTCGCCTGCACGGCGGCGCCCGCCTCGCGCAGCAGTACCATCGTGCCGAACAGATAGTTGAGCTGGTCGGCGATCAGGCTGCGCAACAGCTTCTCCTGGTCATCGTCGCCGTGCAGCGCCGCCTTGATGAGCGTGCTCACGGCGGCCGGGATGGTGTAGAGCAACAGCAGGTCGCAGACCAGCATGGCAACGTCGCGCGGCTTCTTGAAGTCGGTCCGCCCCACCACCTCAGCGGTCAGGTTGTAGGTGGTGTTAAAGAACGAATAGAACGAGGTGAACAGCTTCTTGCCGGCGCCGCCGCGCTGGATGGCCGCGAGGTCCTTCACCTGGCCGCCGCCCTGCGAGTCGAGCACTGCCTGGTCGGCCAGTGCGATGGCGCGGTCCTCGCTCATGCCGCTCTCGGCCATGGCCTTCTCGTAGGCACCCCACCAAGTCGGGATGTCGGCGACGAGCTGGGCCTTCTGGATCAGATAGAAATAGGAGGCCTCCAGTTTGCTGTCCTTGCCCTGCACCTTGTTGCGGATTTCGTTGATCTCGCGTTGCATCGTCTTGGCACGCAGGCGCATGAAGTCCGACATGGCGTAGATCTGCTTGGCCGAGTTTTCGAGCCGCAGCGAATCACCCGCCCAATGCTTGATGCCCTTGAGCATCCACTTCGTGCCAATGCGCGCCGCGGTCTGCGTGAGACCCAGCGGCTGCAGCAGCGAGGTCGTAACGCGCCAGCCCAGCCCCACCACGGTCGAGCCGGTGCGCAGGTGGTTCATGAGCTTGTCGAGCGAGTCCAGCGCGCCCATATTGCCGATGGCCACATCGCGCAGCGTGTCGCGCAGCGTCCGATTGATCTCGGGCCCGTAGTGCGTACGGATGGCCGTGTCCACCACGCTGGCGCGCAGCAGCCGATTGGCGTCGACCAGGTACTCGTGCCAGGCCAGGTCGTGCACGACCTGCTGGACGTGCTCGAAGATGACGTTGAGGTCATACCGGATCGGGCGCCCGGTGGACTCCGAACGTTCCTTCAGGTGGCCGCGCCGGGTCATCGCCTTGGTGTACATGCCACGTTCGATCTGGCGCTGCACCTCGGCGTTGGTGTCGGCCTCGGCGCGCGTGCTGCGCAGCGGATCGTACTTGATTGGGTAGTAGCCGCCCTTGTATTCGCCGAACTTTGTCTGCACCGGGGTCGGCTCGACCCATGCCGGCTCGATGCCGGTAAGGCGCCGCTCCTTGGCGGCGATCTGCGGCCGGAACGACTCAAGGTAGTCCCACACACCCTGGACGAAATCCCAATCCTCTTTTGTGAGCGTGTCGAGCACGCCCTGCAGCTGGCCCGGCGAGAGCCGCTCGCCGGACAGCACGCGCTCGCGGTTCACCTCGTTGCCCATGTTCAGGGCCATGCCGATGCGCTCCTCGCGCGTGAACGACTTGTCGAGGGCCGGGAAATAGGTCTTGGCTGATAGCTTGCCGGCGGCCAGCACCGGCGCGAACAGCTCCTGCAGCTTGAGCGTAGCGCGCTCGTTCTCGACCGCCTCGAAGTCGCCAGCCTCGTTCATGTTGCGCACGAGGTATTCCCATGCCGGGCCGCCATCCTTCCAGCCGTCGAACTGGCGCGCCACACTGGCGAATTTTCGGTGGTCAGCCAGGAAGTTCCGGAACAACGAGCCCACGTCGACCAGGGCCCCGCGGTCGGAGATGCGGCGCTCCGGCACGATTCCCTTGGCGTTGTCTTCGATGGACGCCGCGATGGCGTCGGCAGCGGCCTGGAATTCGCGCTGGTCTTTAGCGGTAAGCAGCGTCTTCTTGAGCCGCCCGAGGTGCTCGATGTTGCGCACCGCGTCGGTCAGGCCGCGCAGCTCTTCGAGCGTCATGTCCTTGTAGGACTTGCGATTGGCCTCGTCGATCAGCGCGGGGTCGATCACCGGCTGCAGGCCCTGCTCCTCCTGCGACTGCACCCACTCGAGCAGGCTCTTGCGGCGTTCGAGCTCGCGCAGGGTCGTGCCCTTGCGCAGGTCGAAGCGCTCCAGCAGCCCGTCGATCTGATCGAGATAGGCCGGGTCCACGCTCTTGCGCGTGCCTTCCCGATCGAACTTGGTCAGGTACGCGACCGACTTGTCGACCTCCTCGCGCGCGGCGTAGGCGGCGCGGGTGGCGTAGTTGTTCACCAGCTGGTTACGTTTCTGCACCGCGGCGGTGGGGAGGTCATCCTTGCGCAGCGCCTCCTGCGCGGCGCGCGCGGCCTTGGCCTCGGCCACGGCGTATTGACTAGGCCGGATGTCGCGCACGCGCAGACGCGCGATAGCTGCCTCAGCAAACTGCCGCGCGGCGCGCGCCAGCACCTGCCGCTGGCCCGTGGCGCGGTTCAGCGCGCTGAGTTCGGCGGCCACGAACTTCGCCCGCGCCTCGTTGTGCACGGCCACGTCCGCCGCGCGTTCGATCGCTACCTGGTCGGACAGGTCGCCGTAGCGCTCCAGCATGCGCTGGTCGGTGATGCGGTCGATGACCTGGTCCACCGGCTCGGCCTCCAGCAGCGCGTGCACGAGCTGGTCGCCGGACGTGAAGCCGAACATCTGTGCCACCACGTCGGGGTGCAGCCCCTCGCGCGCCAGCATGCCGTACTGGCCGTAGCCGAGCTGCGACCAGTCGAGCAGCGCGAACTTGTCGCCCTCCCCGCCGTACATGTCGGTCAGCGCCTCGATGGACAGCTTGTGCGGGACGTCGGTCAGGTCGGCGGCCTGGCCCTCCGCGGTGGTCGTGCCGCGCTTGAGGAACTGCATGCTGCCGTACAGTGGCGTGGCGTATACCTCGCTTTCCACCTCCGCGCGCACGCTAGCGCGCTTGGCCGCCGCCTCCTTTTGCATGGCCTTGATCGTGCGGCTGCGGGCGTTCGAGAGCCAGCGCATGTCGCGCAGGCTGCGCCCTTCCAGCTGCTCGACCGCATCCTGTTGCGCTTCGAGACCGAGATTCTGATACGCCTGCCACTCGTCGGGCGACATGCCGGCGGCCTCTGCCGAATCGAACAGCGGCGCCATACCGCGCACCGCCTGCATATCGGCGATGGCATCGGACGACGCCACCATGCGGTCAAACACACCGCGCACCTCGTCGGTCAGGCTGACGTTGAGCGCCTGCAGCGACCGGTAGACATTGATCATCCAGGCGCGGAACCGGGCGAACACGCCCTGCAGCTCGACGTTGGGCGCCTTGCCCTCGAACAGGTAGGCCTCGAAACCGCGCGCGAGCGCCTCGTGGTGGGGCCGTTTCTGCTCCAGGTCGTAGTTGTCCCAGGTGGCGAGGTCTGGCACGCCGAACCAGTCGAGCAGCGCCTGCACGTCGTCCTTGACCTCCTGCGGCGCGTTGGACCGGCGGGCGATGTCGGTCAGCACCTCGAGATAGAAGTGGCCGGATTCGTGCAGGAAGGTCGACAGGTCGGCGTTCTGCAGCAGGGTGATGACGGTCGGCGTCTGGGTGATGTCCTTGCCGAACGATACGGCGCCGCGCGTATTGCCGCCCATCACCGGCGGCACCTCAGTGCGCTCGTTCAAGCCTTCGCCGCCCCAGCCGCGGGGGACGTTCTGATTCAGTGTATTGGGTGCCTCGGCAGCCACCGCAGTATCAGCGCCCGCAGGACGGGGTTCATTGCTGGCGAGTACGGCGTCCGCTTGCTGGCCCGGCTGCTGATCGGTCCCGGTTCCCGTATCAACAGGCTGTACCGGATTGGAACTTCCCTTAGGAACATTGGTCTGCGCCTCCTGGTTCAGCACCGCGCGCACCTGGACCGGGTACCGTGCCGCCATCTCCTCGGGGGTGATGCCCAAGCGCAGCGCCTGCACCCCGTAGAAATTCGCCATCAGCGCGGCATAGCTGCGGTTCACGTCTTCGGTGAAGCGGTTGGCCTGGTTGAGCTGGTCGAGGATCTGCTGCTCGACCACTGCGCGCGAGGTGTTGAACGTGTCCTGCGGCGCGCGCTCGGTGAGCGTGCGGTCCACCTCCTGCTGCAGCTGGGCCGCCTGGTCCTGCATGAAGGTCTCCGCCTCGGCGCGGGTCATGCCGGCCGGGTCGGTCTTCAGGTGCGGCAGCAGCGCGGCGCCCATGTCGGTGCCGGCCACGTTGGTGGCGTACTCGTCGATCGGGATGCGCACCATGCCGCCGGTGGCCACCGCTTCCGGCAGCTGGGCAGCCACGGACGGCGACGCCGCGGCCAGCGCCGCGAGGTCCACGCCCGACTGGGCGAGCTGCTGCAACTGCTCGGCGTCGATGAACACGTCCTGCACCGGGCCATCCTCGGCGGCCTGGGCCACGAATTCGCGGAACGACTCCGGATCCCGTGCGCGCAGCTTCGACGCGGCGGCGGCCTCGTCCAGTTGGGCCAGCACCGCTGCGTCCTCGGCGCCCTGGCGCACGGCGGCGTTGCGCCCGCGCAGACGCTCGGCGGCAAGCTCGACGCCCTTGGCCGTGCTGACAGCGCCGCCGGATGCCACGAGAGTGGCGACCAGCGTCTGCGCGGCTGCGCTCGGGCGCTCGTTCAGATAGGCCGAAAACGGCTTCTCGGGGTTCAGCACCGCCCACTCGTTGAGGTCCTGCAGCAGCGTCGCCACCTGCTCGCCAGGAACCTCTGCCGCCATCTGGCGAGTCAGCATCGAGTAGAACGGCGTGCCGGCCTTGATGTCGGTGAGGAACCGGCCAACCGGGATCTTCTCGGTGGCGTACTCGATAGCGGCCTGCGACGCGGCGAACGGCAGCGCCTGCTGGAATGGCAGGCCCTTGTCGCGTGCCTCGCCGTAGGCCTGTCCGCCGGCGATGCCCGACAATACGCCAAGCGCCGCCTGCGGCTGCCCGGCCATGGCCGCCGGCAGCGCCAGACCCATCTGACCCAGCGACTGCAGCCCGGAGTACCACCCGCCTTCGAGCACCCCCTCCGCGCGCGGCATGGTTGCCTTGGTCGCCGCCTCCTGGCGCTGGCGCAGGTCCGCGATGCCGCGGGCAACGCGCTCGAACGGGTTCTCGGGCAGGATCGTGCCGGCCAGCGGGCTGGCGAGCGTCGCCAGCGCATCAGCGCCGGCCTGCGCCACGCCCCAGGCCGAAGCATTGAACTGCGGGATGGCGGACACCAGCGCGCGCCCGGAATTGGTCAGCATGCGCACGCCTTTCTCGATCGCCGACAGGTTCGGGGTGTCGTCGTAGGAGACGGCCGCTTTCTGCGGGTTGCCGATCATACCGGCGGTGGTCGGGTAGTCACGCGCCAGCGCCTGGTAGTCGATCGAGTCCACCGTGGCGCGGCGCTCGTAGTCGGGCTGCTGCAGGCGGATCGAGTCGGTCGGCACACCGTACTGACGCGCCAGCGACTGCAGGCGCGCCTCGACGTCCGGGTTGCGGTCCGCGACCTGCATCATGGACAGCCGCCCCGGCGTGCCGGCGGCGCCGTCCCCCGCGTCGACAAAATCCGTGTACGGGTTGGTGGCGCCCTGCACGGCCTCTTGGCGGACGATGTTCAGATAGCGGTTCTGTTCAGCCATTGCGGTTGAGCGGCAGCACGCCGCGCGCCCGCCGGTAGATATCCTGGATGGCCTGATCCGTCACCGGCTTGCCGGCGGCGCGCAGGGCCTGGGTGATCTGATCGCGGTCAGCCGACGGCACCACGATGGTCTGGTCCGGCGCCACGCCGGCCGCCGGCGCGGTCTGGTTGAACCAGAACGGCCGGTTCACCTCCACCGCGCTGAACAGCGCCGCGGCCTCCGCCTTCATTTCCTCGGGCTTCAGCTTGCGGTTGAGGTCGGTCTCGCGGGCGCGCACACGCTGCTCGAAGGCGTTCCAGATCCGGCCCACCACCGCGGCGCCCTTCTTGTCGTCGTCCTTGGGCGTCGGGTCGATGCCGGCCTCGCGCATGAACTGGCTGAGGTAATCCTTGCCGGTGCGCAGGTTGGTCATGTGCTCGGTCTTGCCCTGGCGAATGTCCTGCTGCTCGTTGGTGAGCTGCTTGAATTCCGACTCGCCGAGCTTGTTGCGCAGCGCCATCAGGTTGGTGCCGCCGAGCAGCTGCGGGTCGGACTTGAGCGTGTAGTAGAGCTGCCAATCCGTCTCGATGGGCTGGCCCTTGGCGATGCGGTCGGCGAACGACAGCATGTTGTCGTACTGGCCCGGCGGCAGGGCCGCGCGCACGTTCAGCGGCAGGTCGGCGAACCGGCCGCCGTTGGCGATCAGCGCCGATTGCACCGACGCCACGGCCTCGTCCTCGCGCTGCTTGGTGGCCTTGTTCAGGTCCGCCAGCTGCTGCGACACCACCTGTTTGGCTGCCTTGTTTTGCTCGGGCCGCAGCGCAGGGTCGATGAGGGCATCCACCTGGCGGTGGAGCTCGTACTCGGTGGGCTTCGCCGGCGCGCCGCCACCGGCGCCGTACGCCTTGGTGATGCTCGCGACATACTTGCGCGTCTCGGCGGGCATATATGCTAGCCAGTCGCCGCCGGCGCCGTTCTTGTTCGCCTCGCGCAGCGCAGCGTCCACCGCGCCGGGGCCGGCGTTGTAGGCGGCCAGCGCCTGCGGCACGCTGCCGCCATAGCGCTTGAGCATTGCGTTCAGGTAGTCGCGGCCCACGCGGGCGCGCTCGTCGGCGCTGTCATCCGCCGCGGGGCGCACGCCGAAGCCGGGATCCTTGTTGGTGCTGTCGAGCACCTGCATCTCGCCCTTGGCGCCCTTCGACGACGTGAGCAGCTTACCGTCCGCGCCGTAGCGCTTGCCGCCGCTCTCCTGCTGCTTGACGAACTCGGCCAGGCCGGAGGCCTCGGGACTGCCGGAATCCACCACGAGGTTCGAGAGCCGCCCCGCGTCTGTCGGCATCAGGCTGGGCAGCGCGCGTGCCATCACGTCGCGCCCGGCGGCAAGCCCGATCTGGGCGTCGAGCTGCTTGGTGATAAGGCCGTTGGCGCGCAGGATGTCGTTCGCGTCCATATCCTTCGCGTTGCGCTTCAGGTAGGCATCCGCGTAGCGCGGATTGCTGTTCTGCAGCGCCGCGTCGATGGCGACAAGGTGCGCATTGCTGGCCTGCTGGCGCGCCTGCATTTCCGCCCACTCGGCCGACTTGCCGGTCAGCTTGGCGATGTTGTAGGCCTGCGCCCGGATCGAGGTGACGGCGTCGTCCACCAGCTGCGGGTTGTCGTAGTTCAGGCCGATCTCGCGCTGGCGCGTCGCGATGATGCCCTCGCCCGTCGACAGGGCGTAGTTCTTGAACTCCTGGTTCTCGTGCTGCATGACGCTCGCACGGAACTGGGTGGCCATGTCGTTGGCGCGCTGGCGGAACGCCAGCCGCTGTGCATCGTTGCCCAGACTCTGCTCGATGGTGCCCAGGCGCTGGGTCAGCGTGCCCGCGTATTCCTCGGCCAGCGGCTGGCCGCTGGCGCGCTCCAGCGCGTCGCGGCCCTTGAGATTCGTGAACCCCGCCTCCTTGCCATAGCTGAGGTCCATGACGGCCTCGCGCGCCTGGTTCAGCGCGTCATCCACCCGCAGCGCGTTGGCCTGCCGCTGCATGTCGAGGCCAATGCTGAACGTGCTGTCGGCGAGCCGATCCGTGGCGCGGTTCAGCGCCGCAGCCTGGTTGTTGGCGGCCTCCACGGCCAGGCCGACCGGCGCCGCCTGCTGGCGGGCGTCGGGCAGGCCCTGCCGGGCTACCTGCGGATTGTCGTAAGTCGGGACGCGAGCCATAGTCAACCCCCCAGCATGCCGGCCGAGCTGAACACACTGCTACCGGTCGGCATCGTGTCGGTGGCCGTCTTGCTGCTGAAGGCGCCGTTCTTGTAGAGGTCATACCACTTCGACGCCACCCCCGACGCGCTGCCCAGCAACGACGTGGCTGCCGAGCCTGTCGGGCTGACAGCATCTGCGCCGGCGCGGTAGGCCTTGGCCTGGGCGCGGTAGTTGTTCGCCTGGACGTTGTAGCCCCACGCCGACCGCGCCGCGTTGTTGCGCAGGGTGGCGAGGTCCACGTCGCGCATATAGCGGGTCGAGGCCTCGATCGCGACGGGCGAGCCTTCGTTCAGCGAGACGCCGTTCGCCGCCGTGGCGGCGCGCTGGCGTCCCATGAGTTGGCCCGCTTGGCGGTACAGATCGGATTCCGACTCGCGCCCGCGCGTGACGGCGTCCTGCGCCTGCAGCTCCGCCAGGCCCGCGTTGTTGTCGGCGATGGTTGCATTGTAGTCGGCAACGGCCTGCTGGCCCTTGGCGGCATTGCGAGCGCTTGCCGCGCTGCCGATAGCCCCAATCACCGCCGGGGCAAGCGAGGCATACCCGTCAGCGCCGGCACCCGCGCCGCCGCCGAGCATCGACATGCCGCTGGAAATCAGCGTACCCGCGCCCGCGAAGCACATATCAGTGGTCCATCTCGAATAGGTGGAATGGCAGGCCGTAAGGACCGTAAGGCACCGTCTCGGCGTGCACGGTAAAGCCCAGGCGCTTCAGCCAGCGGATGCTGCTGTGGTTGCGCGCATCGACATGGTTTGCCAGCCGGCGGTAGTGCCCTTTCATGACGGCAAGGTAACGGAGCGCGACACGAGTAAGGGCACCCGGCAGGCGCTCCAGATGGGTGGTGCCGAGCATCCACGGCTCGGCCTCGTCGCCGGTCAGCAGTGTCCCGGTCGGCACCAGGCCGCCGATCATCAGCAGCCGCCCGTCGCCGAATATCGCCCACGCGTGGCTGCATCGCGCGAGCACGATCTCCATGGCTGTGTATGGGCACGCGTCGCCGATGGTTGCATCGAGTTCCATCCGGTCCGCCGCGCGCAGGTTGTCGATGAGGTAGCGGCCATCCTCGGCAGTCGGCCAGCGGACGTCGATCTGCGGCTTACGAGCCAATGGCCACCTCCATCGACATGGCGGCAATGGTCACCGGCAGCGGATCCCGCTGTTCGATGCACACCGAGCCGTCCTGGTTCCACGAGGGGTAGAGCACCTGTTCGAGCTCGCCCGTTTGCAGCGCAGGCGGCGTGCCCCAGGGTTCGTTGGCGCGGATCTTGGGCTCGGCCATGGCCGCGGCGTCGAAACTCGGCCCGACCCAGATGCCCGAGGAATCGACCAGCCGCAGGAACACCTTGTTGACGTTCTTGGCCCGGCCCTGGCCCAGCGCCTGCGTCTCGAAAGACATAGGCACGGTCTGCATGCGCGCCGTGATCGGCAGACCCACCTGGATCTTGCTGGCGGGGTGTTCGAGCGTGATTCCGCCATTGACCACCACCTGCTGGGGCAGCACGCCGCCGTCCGCGAGGATGCTGACCGTTTCGCCTTCCAGATGGCTCAGGCCGGACGCCACGGTGGTGATCGGCGGCCCGTCATACGATGCGCCCGAGTCCACAAAGAAGGCGTCTGCCGCGGTGGCGACCTCGCGGCTGTGGAAGCGCTCGACATAGCGCACCTGCTGGCCGTTGATCGTGCGGCGCACGATCGTGTAGACCGCATCCTCGTCGCCCTCCCCGATCGCGCACACGGACTCGAACGCGCCGTTGATGGTGTTGTGGTGGTGCCAGCCGGCCACCTGCTGCTCGGGCACATAGGTGCAGCCGACCAGCTCGCCACTGGACGACACGGTCCACAGGATCTGGTAAGGCGCCTTTGCCATCGCCATGTCCTGGATGGTGTAGCCCTGGAACAGGTGCGGCGCCACCAGCGACAGGTCGGCGGCCTGGTAGCGGTACCCGCCCTGCTGATCGTAGGCATAGGAGAATTCAGCGATCCGGCCGCCGCGCGCCCGCGCGAACAGGATGTTGTTCCCCACCACCGCGGGCTGCACGTTGTTGGCGCCGGTGTAGCTCTGGGGCTTTGCCGAGATCGTGGTCGGCGTCAGCGCGCCGCTGTCGGTCGACTGGATACGCCACTCCGCGCTGGCGGTAAGCACCACCAGCGTCGCCAGCGGCACCAGGTGCCGGATGGCGTTCACCTCGCGCGCGGCAATGCGGAAGATGACCGCATCGTCGTCGCGGATGGGGATGGACTGCGTGAGGTTGGTTTCCGTGCCCGACCGGGTCATCCAGATCGTCTGCGGTCGGTTCAGCGTCGCGGCGAAGGCCCGGCGCTGCTCGTAGTAGGACACCGCCGCGGGGTAATTGCCGGCGCTGGCGAACGGATTGGCGCCGCTCGGGGGGCTCTGCGACATGTCCGCCGAGATGTTGTCGTCAACGAACGACAGGCCAGTGGCGCGGCCGATGAAGCCGTAGACACCGTTCTCGGCCTTATAGACGTCATACCGGTCCGGTGCCGACGGCGACGCGGTCCAGGTCAGCGTGACGGTGTTGCCCGCGACGGACAGATCGATAGTGGCCGAGGCCGCGCCTGAGGCGATCGACTCGTCCACCACCGTGCCAGCCACATCGCTCGCGGTCACCACGTAGCTGTAGGTACGCGGGTTGCCGCCGCCCGGTCCGCCCGTCGTGGCAATAAGCCCGCTGGGGGGCTGCACCTGCGGCGCGAACGAGATGTCGGTCAGCGTCCAATTGGTGGCGCTCAGGCGCCGCAGCTCCTTGGGCGGATAGCTGGGGTGCACCAGCGTGAGGACATCGGCAGACTGCACATAGTGGATGTCGAACAGGTGGGCCTCGGCGTAGGGCGTCACCACTTCGTACGGTACACCGGGCGCCGATTCCAGCGTGGCACCCCCGGTGTGGAAGCGCACGTAGGTCGGCCCGAATTCCAGTGCGAAGGTCTGCTCGGTGTTGAACGAGAACGGGATCAGGCGCGTGCGCTTGGTGCTGTCCTTGACGGCGCGAACGAACTCGGTGCCCGGGCGGTTCACCGCGGGCCCGTGTGGCAGCACGATGAAGTTGAGGCACTTTGCGAGCCCGGTCTGGAATTTCGCCAGGTCGACGCGCCCGAACATCTCCGGGCTGATCTCGCCGCCCGCGAAGGAGCGGCTCAGGGTACGCACATTCGGCATCAGCGCCTCGCCATCCAGGGCACTACCTGCTTGACATTGACCTGCCGCGCGTTGCCGTCCGACGCCGTCGCCTTGGCGAGTGCGCCGAGGTAGGCCCGGTAGCACGTCTGCCCCGCCGCAGCGCCGGCATCGCCCTTGATGATCGGTCCGGCCAGATACGAGGCCATCAGCCACGCGAAGGCGTCAACGAACAGGGGCGTGAACCGCGTGGGGTCGTTGACCCGCGCGGTGTAGCGCAGCACGGCGTTCTGCTGGTTCGAGTAGACCAGGCGGCTGTCGGTGTTGTCGGTCTCGACGCTGAAATCCTGCGGCACGTAGGCCGCGCCGATATCGATAACACGGTCGGCCGGCGCGCCGGTGAAGTTGCCGTAGGCCTGCGGCATGCCAACGCTGTAGTCGTTCAGCGCGTCCGGCGGCAGCACCGCCCACGGCTTGATGCAGTCGGCAGGCAGCTCGTAAGCGAACTGCCATTCCGGCCATGCCGAGCCCACCAGCGCCAGCGCCACGCGCTTGCTGGCGAACGACCAGGCGTGCTGCTCGAGCAGCAGATCGCGGCAGATGGGGTACCACCGCGCGCAGTGGCCGGCCTGCGGACTGCCCTCGGGCGGATCGATGCTGGCGACAGTCGCCGCGTCGCCCAGCCGGGACAGGGCCAGATTGCTGATGTCGACTTCGGATGCCATGGATGCGCCTATGCAAAACGGGGGCGCGCGGCCCCCGTCGTGTCTTGGTGATGGCGGCCGGGCTTACGCCAGGTCGTCAGCCTTGGGCTTGCTGCCTTGCCCGCGGCCCGGCTTGTCGGCCTCGACCGCTTCGAACCAGGTGCCGCCCGGCTTTGCCAGACTCACCTTGGCGACCTCGTCCTCGATCTCGAAGACGTCGCCGGGCTCGCGCAGTTGATGGCCGCCCTTGCCGGCGTAGCCTTGTTGAATTGCACGTACCAGCATGCGTTGCTCCTTATGCGACAGTGAAGCCGGACGCGTACGGCTTGTTGGCCTGCACGTCCTTGACCAGGAAGGCGTCGACCGTGCCGGCGGTCGTGGCCGCGGTGCCGATGCGATACACCACGCGGATGTAACGCTCCAGGCCGATCGGCAGACGCTGCTTGATCAGCTCGGTATTGGCGCCGAGCGCGGCCAGGGCCAGCGCGCCGGTCAGCGGGAACTCGGTCGGCGTGGTGAAGCTCGCGTTGTCGTCGGTCTGCAGGACGACCTGCACGGTGGCCGCGCCGCCCGAGGTGACCGCCGCGACGGTCTTGGCGACGATGTACATCTCCTCGCCGATGCCCACGTCAGCGGCTGCGCCGGTGTCGTAGACGTTGGTCGAGACGACGTCGCCGGCCGCCGATACGATCGATTGCGCCGACGAGAATTGCTCTTGGGTGTCGAGAATCATGATGACTCCTGGTTTCGTTGGCGCTTAGACCACGCGGGCTTCGGTGGACAGCAGCTGGTCGACCGTGCGCACCGGGATGCCCAGGAAGCGCGTGGTGCCGTTCCCCAGGCTGCCCGGCGCGACCTGGCCGAACTGATTCACGGCCGGCTCGACGGTGACCGCGTTCTGCGACTTGTCGAGGGCGGCGATGGACAGCCATTCCTTGACAGTACGGTTCGCGTAGAACACCGGCGTGCCCATGCCCATCATCGGGATGCGGGCCATGGCCTGGATCATCAGCTTCATCAGCGCGGTTGCCGCGGCCGGCGCCTGCGTGCCGGTCTGGCCCACCAGGTCGGACACGTCGATGTTGGCGATGCGCACCGCATAGCGCCAGTCGCGGACGGTCAGGCCGCACTTCCACTTCCACAGATCCGCGTACGCGCGGAAGCGCGCCGGCGGGGTCTGCTGGTCGAAGGCGTCGATCTCGCCCAGGTCCTGGTGCTGCAGGCCGGCCGACGAGCCCTTCGGGTAGATGCCGGTGACGGTGTTCTTGCCCCACACCACCAGCCACACCGAGGTGTTGTCCGCGCCGGTGCCGCCACCTTCTACGATATTCACGCCGTTGAGCGCGGACTTCGAGGAGTAGCGCGGGGCCAGGCCCATGAAGCGCTCGGGGTTGACCGAGGTGTCGTTGTAGAACAGCGCCTGGCACAGCGACTGGTTCATGCCCTCGATCTCGGCCTGCGCCTCGGACAGGCGGAACGACGAGCTGTTGCCGTTCAGGTCGGCCAGGTCGACGTCCACCTCGTTGCGTGCCTCGAGCATGCCGCAGGCGTCGTCCACCTGTGCACGCTTCGACTTCGAGGGCTGCACGCCCTGGTACAGCTTGCGCCAGGTCGGGGTGGGCAGGCCGGTGCGAACGGTGGTGCGGTGCCCGGTCGGGAGGTTGCCCTCCATCCAGGTCATGTCCTGCAGCACTTCGTTCGACTGGTTCAGCAGCTCGATGACTGCTGCGGTCGAGCCGTCCGGATCGATCGACTTGGCGAAGTCGGTCAGCGTGACAGCGCCGCCGTTGGTCGGGAGAGTAGCCATTTGCCGGGCTCCTTATTTCGATTTCGTGTTCGCGTACAACCGGTCTTCCGTCGATCGCTTGGCGGGGGCCGCGCGTCCGCCGACGAACCGGTCTTCACTGATTGCCTTGCCGGCCCGGACCATGAACCGGATCACCTCCGGGTGGTTGCCGAGACGGGTCTCGTTCAGCAGCTTCTTCAGCTCGGGCGTCGCGAACGCGTCGATCGCCTTCTTGGCATGGCCGAGGTTTGCCTCGAAGCCATCGCCACCGTATTCGGTGTCAGCGCGGGCCTGCGTCTCCCACTCCTGCGCCGCTGCGGCCAGCGCTTCGGCCTGCTTCGCAACGTGGGTCTGCGTCAGCTTCGCGCCCAGATCAGCGACCTTCTGCGCCTGCTCCTGCGTGAGGTCCAGCTCCTTGGCAAGCGTCTTGAGGTCGCCGCTCAGTGCGGGGTCCAGATCCACGCCCTCGGGCGCGGTGAACTCCTCGTACTGCTCGGGGGCCTTGGCCTGGGGCTTGTTGGCGTCGTCCTGTTTGGACTCGTCGCCCGGCTTCTCGCCGTCGCTCTTCGCCTGGTCGCTGGCCTTGTCCGCTGCCGTGGTGTCGGTCCCTTGCTGCTGTTGCTGCTGGTCAACGGTCGTTGCGCCATCCGCCGGTGCGGCTGCCGCGTTGTCCGTTTGCGTCACGCCGGATTCAGTTTGCGTTTGGCCGGTCGCTGCTTCGCTCATCTTTCATGTGCTCCGAGAGCATTTCGAGGTATCGCTCGGGGCAGGCCTGCTGGATCAGGACCAGGAGGTACTGGCCGATTTCCCGCTTGCCTTCGCTATGGGCCATCTGCAGGGCATTGGTGCTGAAGCACGATTGGTAGGTGCCAGCGGCGCCGAGGAGATGGCGCACGAAGCGGCGCCCTTCTTTGCGACTCATCAGACGGCTCACGTCATCCAGCAACACCCGTTGGTCGTGCTCGCCCTTGCGGGCCTGCTCGTGCCTGGCGCGCTCTTGCGCCCGGATGTCAGTGGGGTCGTAGCCGTTCATGTGTCCCGAGAATACGGCCCGTGTGATGAGGTAAGGACACCCCCTAGCGATACAGCGAGGATGCGATATCGCTGTCCGAGCGCGCCGCCGGCGCCGCACCGGAATCGACGGCCATGTCGGTGATCTGCAGGCAGATGGTCCGGTCCTTGCCGTCCTTGCTCTCGTACTGCGAGGCGCTGGTGACCTCGACCAGCGCTATCAGCTTCATGGTCGTGCCGACGGCCGGCAGGTCGGTGATGCCGAGTTTCGCCAGCGTTTCGTCGTTCAGGTCGATGCGCAGGCCGTAGGGATAGGCCGGCTGATCCGAATCGGGCGCGCAGCAGGCTGCGTCCTTGTCCTCGCGCATCTCCTCGGACGACTTTTTCATCGAGACGAGTTGCATGCCGGGCTCCTACTGGTATGACTGCGGCAAGCTGTAGCCGCTGGTCAGGTTCATGAGGTCGGTCAGCCCGTTCGGCTGAGCGGTGTCGATGCCGCCCAGGTTGGCGGCCGTCTGCGACATGGAGTTCGCCATCTCGGCCATGGCCGCGGCCTGCTGCGCCTGAGCGCGCTGCTGGCGGATCAGCGCCACGCGCTCGTTCCCAACGATCATGCGGGGGTCCACGCCGAGCTGGTCGGCGTAGAGGTCCACTGCCTCGTCGGCGTCGAGCTTGTCCAGCGCCTCGGGCTTCATCTGCGCCAGCGTGCCCAGGCCCATAAGGAACCGGTCGGTGCTGTTGACGCCCACCGCGCGCTGCGCCTGGGCCAGCATCGAAATGAACTCGACGTTGATCTCCTGGCCCTGCATCTCCTCCGGCGGCGGGGGCAGCAGGCCGAGGGTGAGCATGCGCTGGAACGAGCGCTCGACCAGCGGATTGAGCGCTTCGTCGTGCAGCCGCTCGAGGGTCGGGCCCAGCATCAGCAGCTTTTCCTCGTGCCGCTCGGCCACCTCGGTGGCCGTCATCTGCGTGCGGTCCTGCCCCTGCAGCATCAGGAACAGGTCGACGAAGAAGCACGCGTTGATGCGCTCACGCACGTCGGCGATGTCCGCCTGCAGGTACGACAGGTTGAGGTTCACCTCCCACATCGAGCGGATGCCCGACTGCGGGTTGGCGCTGTCGTAGTAGGTCACGCCGCCGGGCAGCATGTTGGCGTCCCGGTTCTTGAGCGCGGTCGGCACCTGCAGCGGCGGGCGCGTCTGGTAGTCGATGGCCTCGGCCTTGCGCAGCTGCTCGTGCTGCAGCTGCTTCACGTCTCCCAGCGCCACCATGCCCGGCGAATTGCCGTAGATGTCGCTGCCGAAGATCTGCCAGCGCGGGCAGATGGCCGGGAACTGCTCGAAGCCGGATTCGCGCAGGAACGCCTCGTCGTTCTTGGCGCCCTCCTCCCAGTACTTCGAGGCAAACGGCATGTTGAGCGCGTCGCCGCGCCGGCTCAGGTCACGGTCCGCGCGCGGCTCGATCAGGTGGTACAGCGTCACCCACGCGTCCAGGTTGCCGGCCTGGTACAGGCTCTTGGTGGCCTGCGACACGCGGTCAATACCGAACTCGCGCACCACCTGGCCCACCGTCTTCTGGAACTTGCGCGCCAGCGTGTCCACCTCTCCACGGTAGTTGGCACTGATGCGGTACTCGCCGCACGTGAGCGGGTAGCCGTAGAGCACGTTCTCGAAATCGTCCGCGAGGAACGTGGCGCCCGTGCCGTAGAGCCCCAGCTCGAGGTAGGCCGAGTGCAGGAACTGGTAGACGTTGGTGCGCTGGAACAGGTCCAGCATGCGGCGCTGCACGTCGTTCAGCCACAGCTTCACCGGCTGGAAGTTCGCGAGCTCAGGGTCGGCCGTGCCCAGGCGGAACCATGGCCGCGCCGGGCTCGACATGCCGGACATGAGCCCAGCGCCCAGCACGTTCAGCGCGCGCGTGGCGGTGGAGTCGAAGATGTTGCCGTAGCGCCGCGTGCCGAGGTTGCGGTCGGTCTCGGAGAACCGGCCCGCGAACGGCAGCACGAAGTCGGAGAGCTGCGCATACACATCCCTCCAGCTGGCCCATTCCGTATCAAGCTCGCCCCAGCGCTTGCGCAGGTTCGGGATAGTCGGCGCGTTGGCCGCGGGAGCTGCCACGTTACGCGCCCAGGAGACTGTTGGCCCCCAGCATCGAGCCGCCCAGCGAGTTGCGGCCCAGCTGCAGGTTGTTCGGATCGATGCCGTTGGCGCCCGTCAGCAGCGTGTTGGCGGCGCTGCCGGTGGTGGCGTTGTCGCCCATGCCAGCGGCGCTGTTCAGCAGCGACTGGTCGGGTGCCTTGGCCTGCTGGGTGCCTGGCGCCTTGCTGGCTGCGTCACGCGCTTCGCGGTCCGCCTGCGCCGCGGCGCCCGCGGCCTTGCGCTGCTGGTTCGAGCTGTATGCCTGGGCACCAGCAGAGACTGCCGCAGCAACGAGAGGGATGGCAGCAACCCAGCACATGGGCACTCCTAGCGGTTCATGATCGATTGGTACGGATCGTAAGAGGACGGTGAGCGGGTAGAGGCACCCGGCAGATCCTCGACCCGCGGCGTGTCGATCAGGGCCAGGATGGCGGCGCTGGCGTAGTCCGGGCTGCGCTGGATGCGCTTGATGATCTCCTCGCGGCTCTCGACGTAGATCGTCTTGCCCTGCAGGCGCCAGCGCGGCGCGCACAAGTCGGCCAGCAGCCGCTGGTCGGGCGGCAGCGCGATGCCGTTGTTCGCGGCCGGGTCCAGTGCTTCGCGCATCTGCCACCAGTATTGCGAGCGCAGGTTCGGGAACGTGAGCCGGCCGGACTTGTCGGTCGCGGTCGAGCCCTCGGCCACGTTCACCCCGATGGTGGTCTGGTTCGCCTGCTGCAGGAAGTCGTACGGGCTGGCCCCTACGCCGATCACGTCGATGTGGATGGGAGCATTGTCGCGGCGGGACGCGATCACCAGGCCGGCCACCGTCGGGCCGTCCGGCGTCTGCGTGCCCGGGTAGGCCAGCAGCTCGTCGAACCACCAGCCGTGCCGGCGCGAGATGATGGTGTTGTCCGCACCACCGCGCGCCACGTCCACACCCATCGAATCCATGCGCGGCTTGACGTCGCGGCGCTTCCAGCGCGCCATGGCCGCCTCCACCCACGCGGTGGGGATGACCTGCATGGCGTCGTCCTCGATGCCCGCCTGGAAGTCGCCGTAGAGCATCTGGGAGCGCAGCGGCTCGGGGAGTGCTTGCAGGGTAGCCATGTAGCCGGTCCCCATCAGGTAAGGGTTGTCCGCGATGCGCGAGGGAATGAAGGTCCGCGATTCGGGCGTGATGAGCTCGCCGGCGTGCTCGAACGGCGTGCCGTCGACGACCTCGATTTCCTTGCCGTCCACCATGGCGAACCAGCGCAACTCACCGGGCTGGGCCGGGCACGGGTGCTTGGGGTCGAGCCAGGGGCCAAAGAAATCGATGATCCAGCGCCCCTCAGCGCTGGTCGGCGGGTTGAACGTGAGCAGGGCCTGGCACTGCTGGTTGGGGTCCACGGATCGCAGCCAGCCCAACAGGAACCGCACCTGGCCCTCGAGGAAGTTGGCCGCCTCGTCGAACACCAGCAGGTCGTGCGGCCGGCCCTGGTACCCGCGCTCGTCGCCCGGGTTGGGCAGGCTGGCGAACTCGATCTGCAAGGGGCGGCCATCAGGGCGCTGCGTGCGCCAGATCTTCTTTTGCCCGTTGTAGCCGAGCTTGCTGCCGATCAGCTCCTCGAGCCGATCCTCGATGCCGGTGAGTTCGGTGCCCACGCGGCGCAGCATCATGACCTTGCGGTGCTTCGTGAGCGCCTTGCCGCAGGCCAGGTCGGTCTTGCCGCCGCCCGCGGCGCCGCCGTAACCGATGATCTTGGCCGTCGAGGCGTAGGCCATGGACTGCGGACCAGGTAGCGGGCTCCACGGGTGGCGCCGCTTGAGCTCGCGCAGCAGCAGCAGGTGGCGCTCCAGCGCCGCGCGATCAGACGAGATCGCTGCCATCGTCCGGTGCCGGCGCAGTGGGCGCGACGGTACGCAGAGCGGCGATCTCCGCGCGGATCTCGTCCTCGCTCATGTCTGAGAGGGCCAGGTGCCCGGACAGTTCGAGCTTCTCGGTGAACAGCCGCAGGTGCTTGCCCACCAGCTCAGCAGCTCGCGTGCGGTCGTGCATCTTGATCTCGATACCGTCCTTGGTCTGCTTGACCCCGGCGTACAGCGTGCGCGCGGCGCCGGTCAGCACGCGGGTATCGGGAACAAAGACATCGGCCACGCCTTCGCCGTGGCACTCGGGGCAATCGGGGTGCGGGTCCTTGCGCGGGTCGAACCCCACACCTCCAGCCTCGTCGAACACGGCGTCGCGCTCGCTTGGCTCCTTGCCGCTGGCGCGCAGGTTCGCGATTCGCGATTCGTGTGCCGCTTCTGCCTGCTCGCGCTCCGCTGGCGTGCGCTGGTACCGGTGGCCCTTGCCGTGGCAGTAGCGGCAGCACGCACGCCGATGCTGCACGATCTCGTTGGGGTCGGCGGTGGCGATGTCCCACAGGATGCGCAGGACATCCTTGGCTTCGATGCTGAGGTCAGCTGACCGCGCGTCCGCCAGGCGCTGGATCTCGGCTTTGATACGCGGATCCGCCATCAGCTCCCCTGCGTGGGGGCCCGCCGTCTTGGCGCTGTAGCCGGCACGGATCGCGGCCTGCGTCGCGTTCAGGTCGATGAGGTATTGCTCGCAGAATGCCCGCTGCTTGGGCGTGAGTGGCTGCATCATGCGCGGACTTTAATTTTTTTGTGGCCCGGCAGAGGCACCCTACTCCTGCTCGATCGTGCGGTACCCCATCGCGGCCTGTCCACGGTGCTGACCCCGCAGGATGCGTCTCACCTGGCTCGGCGAGATCTCGAAGATTCGCCCCAAGCGCTTGTACCCCCAGCCCGTGTCTGCCCGCAGCTGCAGCAAGCGGTCGATGTCGGCGTTCGTGAGCTTGGCCATGGGATGGTCCTCCCCGATGCGCAGACCCAAGTCGTTCACGGCCACTGTGCGCTTACCCATGACGCACCCTCCTTTTCTGCAAAAAACTGCAAATTCGGACGCTTGCGGGTATTGCGGGTATCGCGGGTATCTTTTCAGCCCATTTATATAAAGTGTCACGTATATACACACCTGACACTTCTCGTACATCAGCTAAAACAATACCCGCAATACCCGCGATACCCGCAAACCAACCTACCTCTTGACCCGTTTCACTTTCCACTTGAGGGTCTTTTCGTGCAAATCTTGCGAATTCGTAAAAAACTGCCCGTTGACCACTTCATCCCGATGCTTGTTCAACCATGCGGAAAAGCGTTTGGCACTGAATGCACGGTCGCCATCGGACAGTTCTTCGATGACTTCTTGCAGAAATTCGCGTGCTGGCGACTCCTCCATATCGTCAGCGCCACCCCTCAGCGCCTGCATTGCGGTCACCGGCTCATCGCCAAACACCCCCACCCACGCCTCCATGACGCGCCCGAGCAGCACCTTCTCGGGGTTCTCATCGGCTGCCCGGAGCGCCGATGCCGCCGGGTCCTTGAGCCCCACCTCGCCGCCCACGCCCATGTCCGCGCACCACACGACGCACTGGCGCACCAGCTGGTCCCAGGCCTCGAAGGAAGCCAGCTCCCCCTCGCCCATGGGCACGCCCATCGTCTGGTAGCCCCGCAGGATGGTGAGCGCGGCGCGCACCAGCACCTGGCGGCTGTCGCGCACCTTGACCAGCGGATCAAACGGGAACGAGCGCAGGAACGGCGTCTCGCTAGCCGCGTCGATGCGGCAGCGCAGGATGCGGCGGCACGCGTCGCCGCGCACCACCAGGTTATTGCCGCTGGCGATGAACATGGCGCGGTTGGGCACCGTCTTGTTGCTCGATGCGCCCAGCACCCGGTCGCTGAACTCGCTGGCGGTCAGGAAGGCGTTGAGCACGGCGCCCTCGAGGGGGCGCACCATGTTGTCCCAGATGACGCAGCCCGAGCCGCCCAGGAGCAGCGAGAACAGCGCCTTGGAGGCCTCGGGCTCGTCCCGCGGCGGCGCATAGACGGCAGCGCTGTTGCCGCCCAGCACGGCCACGCACTGCGCGAGTTTGGTCTTGCCCGTGCCCGCGGCCGGCGCGTCGAAGGCAAAGCCCGGCGCGGTAGGGATGGCACGGCGCAGCACCGCGGTGAGGAGTGCCGCCAGCATGACGCCGCGCGCCTCGTCGTCCGCGAACGGGAACATGGCGAACGGCGCCCACAGCTCGGCGAACGCCTCCTGCACCTGCTCGAAGGTGGGCGACACCGGCACGCGCAGCGGGTCGCGGTCATCGGACAGGAACAGCAGGCCCGTGGCCGCGTCGTAGCCTGGCGTGTCCAGCGCCGTGCCGTCCGGGCGCAGCGTGGGCGCCGTGATGACAGCGGTGAGCTTGGGCAGGTCGCGCTCGCCGGTGCGGTCGCAGATGAACTTGGCGAGTTTCTCGGGGGCGTCGGCCGGCACCCAGTCCTTGGTGCGGCCGTCGAAGCGCTCGAAGCGGATGACGCGGCCGAGGTAGTCCAGCATCCAGGTGCTGGTGACCTGGTGCACGCGGCCCTCGGCCACGCGCGCGATGGCGCCGTCACCAAAGTCGTAGACGTCGCCCGCGTCGCGGATGATCGCCAGCGAGTCGTCCGCGATCCGCGAGAGCTCGCCGGCCTGCAGCTTGAGCAGCTTGGGCTGGCGCACCAGATCATAGCGGATGCCGCCATGCGCCCAGCTCCACAGGTAGGGCCGCCCGCCACTGCGCAGGTTGAGCCACGCGATGCGGCGGTCGTTGCGGTATCCGGGTTCGCAAGGATCCGCGAAGCGCTTGTTGTGCCAGCGGTTCGGGTTGTCCAGCACTTCGCCCACGGTCACCGGCCTGCCCTCCTCGGGCATGAGCACGTAGTCGGCGTAGAGCGTGCCGTCCTCGACGGCCGCACGCACCACGGCACGGGCGCGCTCGATGTCCATGTCCTGCGTGGCGGCGAGGCCCTGGGCCTCCTCCTCGATGTACTGCGCGCGGATGCGGTCCGCTTCAGGCTTGACCTTGGCGCGGGCCGCGGCCTGCGCCTCCCCAAGCGCTGCGCGCTGGGCGGCGTCCAGATCCGGGATGAGGCGGGAGTCGAATACCTCGGCGCCACCGTTCCAGATCCGGTGGTCGGGCCGGCGCTGCACGAGCGGCGCATGGCACTGGGCGCCGGCGGCGAAATCGATGCGCTCGGGCTGGTAGACCGAGGCGTCGATGATGGAGCGGTCGAGCAACCGGCCGTTCTTTGCCACGGTGTAGTGGCCATACCCGGCGAGCCAGGTGTGCGCGTACAGCGCGGCGCCGGCGCGCTCGACGTCGGTGCCCTGGCGGAACGGGATGTAGAGGCGCTGGCCGCGCATGCCGGTGATGGCCGCGCCACCGTCATCGCGCTCGATGAACGACGAGCTGCTGGCACACCACAGCATGGGCGCGTCGCGCAGCGCGGGGCACGACTTGATGAGCGCGTCGCGCAGGGCGTCGGCCGTGTTCAGCGGGTCCGATGCATGCTCCGCGTCGTGGTCCAGCATGAACATGGCCGGGCCCGCGCTGAACGAGAAGTAGTCCCGGCTGCGCGCGATGGCGCCCGGGTTCTCGTGCATGACGTCCTTGGTGACGATGGCGGCGCGCGGCCGAGCGGCGAGGCCATAGGCCAGTGCCTGGTTGTGCTTGAGGGACAGCAGCAGCCGGGAGAACCCGGCCAGGTCCTCGACCTCGACGCGCTCGGCCTCGCCGCGGCTGAGGAACGCCTTGGTGTGCTTGACGACCTTGCCGTCAGCGCCCAGGGAGAATACCTTGGTGAGCTGCGCGCTGTCGTTGGTGAGCCTGGTAATGGCAATGGGGGCCGCGGCCCCCTCCTTTCGGACATCGGTCATGTCAGCCCTTCAAAACGTGCCGCGTGACGCCAGTGATGCCAGAAGGCAGTGCCGGCTGCTTGTTTTCCCCTTCCAGGAAGTCAGCGGACTGGGCGCCAGTGGCCTTGAGGTAATCGACCTCGACCTTTGCGCTATCCACCAGGACGCGGGCCACATCGGCCACAGCGCGCGCGCGTTCGATTTCCATAGGGTTATCGCGGTTGCGCAGATCCGCCAGGGTGTCGAGGAGATGCTGGCGCACGGTGGTGATGTTGTTCGAGCTCATGACTGTTTCTCCTTCGCCTCACGGGCGATGCGGTTCACCTGGCGCGTGATGGCCCCCTTGAGCTGGACCAGGCGCGCCAGCTCGGGCGATTTATTTCGGGGATGGTTGCGGCGCGCCATATCGGCCCGGCTCACCAGCTCGAGCGCGTCGAGTGTGATTAGGGCAGCGTCTGCCGTGCGGCGGCCTGGCAGAAACGCCACGACGTGTTTTGGCGGGATCGGGCCGTTAGCCGCTTCCCACACCAGGCGATGGACGGCAACCCAGCGGCGCGCCGGATAAATGTCCGGGTCGTCGGTAACCTTTCGCTCGAGATAACCGTCCTTGCTGATACGCTCGCTTCCAATCGGCACGTAGTTGTGCTGCGCCGCGCCGCGCATCTCGCCCTTCTTAAACTGGGCACGGCGGCAATTCGGATGCGTGCCGGTGCTGCCTTTGACGCCTTTGTTCCACGAGGCCTGTCCTTTCACAAAGCGCGCCGCTGCGCCGCGCTTGCCATCCAGGCGCCCTGCTTCGGGCCCCGCCAAATACTCGACGGATTTGCGGAGACCCATGCCGATCGCCTTGTTGTAGATCGACGAGATTGGTCGATCGAGGGCCGCGGCGATGTCTTCCGTTCGGCTGCTCGAGTAGAACTGCCGGATGATTTCGAGGTCGATCTCCGACCAAGGCCGCCCGTTCATGGCTCACCCCCGCACCACGTCCAGCCAGCCGGCGGCCAGCCCGAGCTTTTCCTCGTACGCGCGCGCGGTGCGCTCGCTAATGTCGCGTGACGGATTGGGGCCGATCAGCTGCGACAGGTACGACGGGTGACGCATCTGCAGCTTAGCAGCGAGCTGCGACGGGCCGTCATAGCGCTCAGCCAGCAGCCTGAGATTCGCCCTTCTAGTGTCGAATACTGCACTAAGCGTGCGCGATTCGGTCATGTTCGTGTCCACTTGCTAAACTCCTCGCGTTATTTGCTAACGTTGACTTTAGCACAGTGGCAATGGACACGATACTTTTCATTTTAGCGGTTGCTTTAATTTTTAGCTTTTGGTACCTTTCCGCGTAACAAAACTCTAACGACGCGGTGGATCTATGACCCAAGCACCCGAGTCAACCAACCCTCTATACGATCTGCGCAGGCGCAATTTGAAGCGCATTACCACCATGTACGGCGGCCCGACGCGGGTCGCCGCGCTGCTAGGTCTCAAGAGCGCGAGCTACCTCTCGCAGTTAGCAAGCGGGCACCGTCCGATCAAGGAAGACCGGGCCCGCACGATCGAGTCCACGCTAAAGCTCGAGCACGGCTGGATGGATGTAGAGCACCAGGGCGACCCCGTTTTCGGCGAAAGAGACCCCGGCGTCGTGGCAGCGCGCCCCGGCCCCGCCGCTGAGCCGGCCAGCAGCCTGGTTACCGACGTCGTGCTGTCCGTCGGCGCGATCCTGGAGGACTCCGGCATCGAGGTGTCCCCGGCCAAATTCGCCACCATCGTAGATCTGGTGCTGCAGAACGCCACCCGGCACGGCACGATCGACGAGGCATTCGTGCGCAAGGTCATTTCCTTGTTGAACACGGCGGATAAGCCCGCCAAGTAGCGCCCGCTCCATCCCTCCGCGTCACCTCAAGCCGCCTTCGGGCGGCTTTTTCACGTCCTCGCATTAGCACACGCTAAAAATTCTCCTTGACTATTGCTAAAGTAGACTGCTAAATTGCTAACGCAGTCAACGCAAAACACTTTAGCAACGGGGCAAGAAGATATGTCGACCATCCACACCTGGCGTGTGCACCTGCCCGACGGCACCGCTGTCGAGATCCGCACGATGCCGACTCGCCCGCGCGTCGCGCGCCGGGTCGTGCGCTACACCGACGGGCACGTCATCGCCTCAACCTCCAGCGGCGATCTCGTCGCCAATTTCGTCCACTTCGACCAGGACGTCGATGCGAACCAGCCAGTGCGCTACGTGTTCGCAGTCGAGGCCCTGTGCCGCATCGGCGCCATCACCAAGGAGCAGCGCGATGCAGCGTTCGCGCACGCCAACGAGGTGGGCCAGCGCGCCGCGCGCATCGAACAGGTCCGCTCCATCCGCCAGTCCATTTTCGCGCTCGGCCTCGCCATGCCGCCGACGCTGGACCGCGCGCTTACCCGCATCACCCAACAGCCGTAACCGATCCCGACAAGGAGAACCGCAACATGTCCGCCATTCCCAACATCAAGGAAGTTTCGATCCACGTCCGCCGCGTGTTTGCTGACGGCAGCGAAGCCACGTTCCAGGCCATGGCCACGAACCTGGCCGACGCGCTGACCGCGGCGCAGTTCCTGGCCGGCCACGACGTGCCCGCCGACAGCGCCGCCAAGGCGGTGATTGCCAAGGCCGCCGAGAAGCCGCAGGCCACGGTTACCACCACCGAGGGAAAGGAGCAGGCCTCCGCCTCGGCTACGACGAAGCCGTCTGGCGAACAGTCTGCGTCGACAGCCACGAGCTCTTCCGTCGCGCAGACCGGCGACGCGCCCGCGGCGCTGGACTATGAGAAGGACATCAAGCCGCGCGTGCTGCTGCTCTCGAAGGAGAAGGGCCGCGAGGCGACCGTCGCCACGCTGGGCCGCTTCGGCGTCGTCAAGGCGACCGAGCTGAACGCGGACCAGTGGCCGGAATTCCTGGCCTATGTAGACAAGGTCATCGCTGGCGAGACCAACCCCGAGGACGCCCTGGCATGAACGCGAAGCTCGCCAAGCGCATGCGCCAGCATGCCCGCCGGCTGATGGCCGGCGCCCCGGCGGGCGGCCTCGTGGCCGCCCGGGAGTTCACGAAGAACGTGCAGGCCGGTACCAACCAGAACGGTACCCCGCGCGTCCACACCATCACAGTAACCAGCCTGGTCAACGACCCGAAGACTGTTCGCGGCATGTACCGCAACATGAAAAAGGGCTGGGCTCACAAGGGAGCTCGGTAATGGACAAGAACATCGAAACGTCGCTGGTCCTGCGCGTGTGCGCACCTGACATGACCAGCCGCGGTGGCTTCAAGTGGCCCGAGGTGGGCGGCCAAGTGTCGGCGCCGGACTGGGAAGCCACCAGCGAGTGTGGCGCAGGCCTGCATGGCTGGCTGTACGGCCAGGGCGACCACAGCTGCGTGAGCTACTGGCAACAGGACGACGCCAAGTGGCTGGTGCTCGAAGTGCCGAGCGCGGAAATCATCATGCTGGGTGGGAAGTGCAAGTTCCCCCGCGCGACGGTCCGGTTCGTGGGCACCAAGTCCGAAGCTGCGGACTACCTGCTGGCGCATGAGCCGCGCGCAGCGGACGTCGGCGTGATCGGCCTGGTGCGTCTGGTTGGCGACCAGCAAAGCACCCTGGTTGGAGCGCTCGGCACGGCCACCGCCGGCGAAGGCGGCACGGCCACCGCCGGCAATTACGGCACGGCCACCGCCGGCGAAGGCGGCACGGCCACCGCCGGCTATCGCGGCACGGCCACCGCCGGCAATTACGGCACGGCCACCGCCGGCGAAGGCGGCACGGCCACCGCCGGCTATCGCGGCACGGCCACCGCCGGCAATTACGGCACGGCCACCGCCGGCAATTACGGCACGGCCACCGCCGGCGAAGGCGGCACGGCCACCGCCGGCTATCGCGGCACGGCCACCGCCGGCAATTACGGCACGGCCACCGCCGGCGAAGGCGGCACGGCCACCGCCGGCTATCGCGGCACGGCCACCGCCGGCAAGAACGGAGAGCTGCGCATCCAGCAGTGGGACGCCAATGCTGAACGGTACCGCACCCGCGTGGCCTACGTGGGCGAGGACGGCATCAAGCCCGACACGAAGTACTGCCTCAACGACGGCGGCAAGTTCGAAGAGGTGCAATCGTGACCGAACCCTCCCATGCACGGCTCTCGCCGTCCGGCGCGGACCGCTGGTCGGTCTGCCCCGGCTCGGTGATCCTCGAGGCCGCCGAGCCCGACAACAGCAACGAGCACAGCGACTGGGGCACGGCCGCGCACGCCGTTGCCGCCATGTGCCTGACCGAGCAGACGGACGCTGCCGCCTATCTGGGCCGGCGCATCGATGTCGCGCCCTGCCGCACCGTGGAGTGCGACCGCGAGATGGCGGAAGCGGTCCAGCAGTATGTGGACTACGTCCGCCAGGCCGCCGACGGCGCCGAGCTGCTGGTCGAGCAGCGTTTCGACATCAGCCACGTGGTGCCCGAGTGCTTCGGCACCTCTGACGCGGTGGTGATCCGCGCCGACGAGCTGCACATCATCGATGCCAAGTTCGGGCGCGGCGTGCCGGTCTACGCCAGCTACGCGGTTGATCCCGCCAACCCGGCCAGCCCGCGCAAGCCCAACAAGCAGATGGCGCTGTATGCCCTCGGCGCGCTGCGCGAGCTCGAGCTGGTGGCCGACTTCAAGCGCGTGCGTATGACGATCCACCAGCCGCGCCTTAACAGCGTGGACGAGTGGGACTGCAGCGTCATCGACCTGCTTGCCGCTGGTGAAGACCTGAGCGCGGCCGCCGAGCGCGCTTACATGTACGTCGATAGCGACACACCGCCCGCCCCCAGCGACCTGGTGCCCGGCGAAAAGCAGTGCAAGTTCTGCAAGGCGAAAGCCACGTGCCCCGCGCTCGCGCAGCGCGTGCAGGACGAGGTGGGCAGCGACTTCGACAACCTGGTCGCGTTCGGGCAGTCGGACGAGCAGAAGGTCATGACCATCAAGGCGCTGACGCCCAAGACACCGGAAGCGCTCGGCAAGGCCATGGCGGCGATTGATCTGATCGAGTCGTGGTGCAAGGCCGTGCGCGGCGCTGTCGAGGTCGAGCTGCTCGCCGGCCGCGAGGTGCCCGGATACAAGCTCGTGCAGGGCCGCAAGGGTGCGCGTGCCTGGACCAGCGAGGGCGAAGCCGAGGCCGCGCTCAAGTCCATGCGGCTCAAGACGGACGAGATGTACAGCTTCAAGCTGATCACCCCGCCTGCCGCCGAGAAGCTGGTCAAGGCCGGCACGCTGGGCCCGCGCCAGTGGGCAAAGCTGCAGCCGCTCATCGGCCAGTCCGAAGGAGGCAAGTCGGTGGCCCCGGCCAGCGACCCGCGCCCGGCCCTCGTCATCGCGCCGCCGGCGGACGACTTTGATGAGGTCAAGCAGCCCGAGGAGGACCTGGCATGACGGCCATCGTCTACGCGGCGCTGATTGCCGCCAATAGCGGATTCTGGTTCGCGCTGGCTCTCGCGTCGGCTGAGGGCAAGCCCATCTGGATGCCCCTCGCGATTCTAGCGATGGTCACCGTGCCTGCCGCCCTCGGTATCGGCCTGGGCTGGGCGCTCAAGGAGCGACGCCAGTGAAGCCGGCCGCCAGCGAGCCGCGCAAGGTGATTGCCTTGTCGGTGCTGCCACCAGAGGCGCGCGCGGCCCTCGCGGCGGCCGCGCAGTCCCATCCCAAAGACCCGTTCGCCCGTGAGAAGGCGATCGACGCCGCGATCAAACGCGTGAAAGCGCAGTACCCCGACTATTTTCGACAGGAGCAACAGCCATGAAAGTCATCCTCAAAGACGTCCGCATCGCCTTCATCGACGCCCTGTGGACCCCGAAGCAATACCAGGGCGCAGGCCCGTTTCGCCGCAGCGCGACGTTCCTGATCGTGCCCGGCAGCGACAACGACAAGGCGCTCGAAGCCGCCATCGAGAAGGTGGCCGCCGAGAAGTTCGGCAAGAAGGCGGCATCGGTGCTGGCCGGCGTACGCGGCAACAGCAACAAGTGCTGCTACATGGACGGCAACACCAAGGCCGACTACGACGGCTTCCCGGGAATGATGTACCTCGCGAGCCATCGCAAGGATGCGGACGGCCCGGTGCTGGTGATCGACGCCAACAAGGCCCCGCTGGCCGAGGGCGCCGGCCGCCCGTACGCCGGCTGCTATGTCAACGCGAGCGTGGACATCTACGCCCAGGACGGCCAGAACACCGGCATCCGCAGCGGCCTCATCGGCGTGCAGTTCTTCCGCGACGGCGACAGCTTCGGTGGCGCGAGCCGCAGCGACGGCAGCGAGTTCGAAGACCTGGGCACCGGCGCCGACGCCGAGACCGAAGAGGACTTCGCCTGACAGACCCCCGTTCCCTCTCGGCATTCCGACTCTTTGCCGGGAGGGCTTTTTGATGTGGGTCGCGGCGCGGCTCACACCAAAAAGCGGGGACGTCCGTCTTCAATCTGCGAATGGCCGCGCGGAATAACGGCCGGGATCGCTACCACCCAACGGTGCCCGCAGAAGGACATCACACCAGGGATGGGTGCGCAAACCGCGGGACGTCGGCAACTAAGACACGCGGAAATCCCGGCAAAGGCCTCACTTGGGGATCAACATGAAAAAGACCTTTCTCGTTGCTGGCACCGATGGCTCGAAGACCATCGAAGCCGAGCAACTGGCGACGTTCGCCCACTACATTCAGAACGTGCAATACCGCTTTGTGGTGACGCGCGTACCTGGCGATAACTCCATTGGCGTTACCCATCGCAACAGCGGGAAGCGCGTCTGCACGATCGCCTACGGAAGCGTCGCCGCAGCAGCCAATGACTACAAGGTTGCGGGTCTATCAGCGCTGCAGGCCCTGGTCACCAAAGTCGGTGAGGCTCGCGTAGCGTCAGCCCTGCGTGCGGCCGAATAACGGCCATGCCTTTCAAGTATCCAGATCTCTGCCACCGCATCGTTGCCAACAGCGTGATGGCGATCGACTCCTACTACGGCGACACGCCTTGCTGGCTCTGGTTGGGCAAGCTGAATTCGTCGGGGTACCCGGTCATCACACTGCGCTGGAAGAGCGGGCCGCGCAAGGGCAAAGTGCGCAACGCGCTGGCCCACCGCATCTCGCTGATCGAGTTCAAGGGCCGGCGCCTCTCCGCCAAGTCGGTGGCGAAACACCTCTGCAACAACCCCGTCTGCGTGAATCCCGACCACCTGGCCGGCGGCACGCAGCGCTCCAACGTGCGGCAATGCGTCAAGGAAGGCCGCCACTTCACCCCGTTCAGGACAGCAGCAAAGGAGGCCTGAGCCATGACCGCCGACGAATACCTGCAACACGTGCGAGAGACACGCAGCAAGCGGCTGCGCGAGCTGGTCGCCACCTTCGAAAACCAGTATGAGGCGGCCGAGGAAATCGGCCTGTCGCAGTCCTTCATCTCGCGGCTGATCCATGGCCACGAGCCGTTCGGTGAAAAGCTGGCGCGGCAGATCGAAGGAAACTTCGGCCTGGAGTTCGGCGCGCTGGATCGGGGAGCTTGATCATGCCTTTCTTCCTCTGGCCCTGGCTGGCCGTCTACATGTTCTGGCGGGGCTTCTGATGGGCCCTCGCTTCTGGTGGGACAAGGAAACCTATTCGCCCGTGCCGCTCAAGCACGGCACGCACGCCTACGCCGAGCAGGCCGAGGTGATGCTGTTCGCCTACGCCCTCGAGGACGGCGACGTGTCCGTGTGGGACCGCACGGCCGACCAGGTGTGGCGCCTGACCGGCGACGACATCGAGCTCGCCGAGACGCTGCAGCCGGGCGCGGCCCCGGTCGCGGTGCTCGAAGCCGCTGACGAGCCCGAGGTGGAATGGTGGGGCCACAACACCGGCATGTTCGATTGGGTTGTCACCGCGCACGCCCTGCCCTGGCTCGCGCGCATGGTGCCGCAGGCGCGCCGCCGCGACACGATGGTGCAGGCCTACTGCCACTCGCTACCCGGCTCGCTGGGCGCGCTGTGCGAGGTCATGAGCGTGTCCGATGAGGACGCCAAGGACAAGCGCGGCCGCGACCTCATCAACCTGTTTTGCAAGCCGCCGGCCAAGAACCTGAAACGCGGCCGTGCCACGCGGCACACCCACCCCGCCGAGTGGCGCGAGTTCATCATCTACGCAGGCAAGGACATCACCTCGATGCGCGCGGCGTCCAAGAAGATGCCGATGTGGAACTACGCCGGCGCCGAGCTGGATCTCTGGCACCTGGACCAGACCATCAACATGCGCGGCGTGGCGATGGACCTGGATCTCGCCGAAGCCGCGGTGGCGGCCGTCGACCGCGAGCAGGTGGTGCTGGCCGGCCGCACGCAGGAGCTTACCGCCGGCGAGGTGGAGTCAGCGCGCAAGCGCGACAAGCTGCTGGCGTTCCTGCTGGCCGAGTACGGTGTCGACCTGCCGGACCTGCAGAAGTCGACGCTCGAACGACGCGTCGACGACCCGAACCTGCCATGGGCGCTGCGCGAGTTGCTGGCGATCCGGCTGCAGGCCAGCACCACCAGCACCAGCAAATACAAGACGCTGCTGCGCGGCGCCAGCAGCGACGGGCGCCTGCGGGGCACGCTGCAGTTCTGCGGCGCCGCGCGCACCGGGCGCTGGGCCGGCCGGCTGTTCCAGCCGCAGAACCTCCCGCGCCCGGCCATCGGCTCGCTGCGCGACGAGGCGCTGCAGGAAGCGATCGACCAGGGTATCGACGCGCTCAAACTCGGCGTGGCCGACCTCATCACGAACAACGTGATGGAGCTCACCAGCGCCGCGGTGCGCGGCTGCATCGTGGCGCCACCTGGCAAAAAGCTGGTGGTGGCCGACCTTTCGAACATCGAGGGCCGCATGCTGGCCTGGCTGGCCGGCGAGAAGTGGAAGCTGCAGGCGTTCCGGGACTACGACGCCGGCACCGGCCACGACCTCTACAAGCTGGCCTACGCCAAGTCGTTCGGCATCAAGCCCGAGGACGTCGACAAGAACCAGCGCCAGGTCGGCAAGGTGCAGGAGCTGGCGCTGGGCTACCAGGGCGGCGTGGGCGCGTTCCTGACCTTCGCAGCGGCCTACAACCTCGACCTGGAGGACATGGCCGAGCAGGCCATCGGCGCCATCCCTGACGCGATCCTGGACGAGGCGCGGGGCATGTACGAGTGGACGCTCAAGAAGCGCCGCAGCACGTTCGGCCTGTCCGAGCGTGCGTGGCTGGTGTGCGAGTCGTTCAAGCGCGGCTGGCGCGGCGGCCACCCCGAAACCGAAGCGCTATGGGGCGAGACCGAGGCGGCCGTGCGGCGCGCCACGCTGAACCCGGGCCAGACGGTGACCTGCCGGCGGCTGAAGGTCCGCCGCGACGGCGCCTGGCTGCGCATCCGCCTGCCGTCCGGCCGGTTTCTGTGCTACCCCGCGCCCCAGGTCGACGACAAGGAGCAGTTCTCCTACATGGGGGTGAACCAGTACAGCCGGAAGTGGAGCCGTATCAAGTCCTACGGCGGCAAGCTGGTGGAGAACGTGACCCAGGCCGCGGCCCGCGACGTGCTTGCCGCCAGCATGCCGCACGTCGAGGCGGCCGGCTACGAGATCGTCCTGACGGTGCACGACGAAATCATCACCGAGGCGCCCGACTCGCCCGACTTCAACGCCGAACACCTGGCGCAGCTGATGAGCACGAACCCGCCATGGGCGGACGGCTTGCCGCTGGCCGCTGCCGGGTTCGAGGCGCACCGTTACCGCAAGGACTAAGCATCACATACCGTTATGCAGTCGCGTTCATATCAGATTGCTATTTGCTAAATATCAGGTTGATATGGTTGCTAATGTACTCAGCGAGTACAGCGAACCTGATAAGTAGCACTGAACCTGTTTCGCATGACCCTCTGTGATGTGACAGCATACGATGGAAGCTGATATTAGGTAGTCAATAACGCACAAATTCCCCTATATGGGTCATATACCGCACAAACCGCAATTGGCCAACTTACTACGACCGGGATAGAAATGCTAATACCGCTTGACCGCATATTTCAGCGTTTGCTAAAGTCATCCTCATACCAACGGAGGACGGGAAATGAAGATTGAGGGGTTGCCAGCTGAGGTTATCAGCACTCTGGGGACGGCGGTGGATCAGCTCGAAGACTGGCAGTGCGCCATCTCCGCTGCGGCGGCGATTCAGCGCCTGCCCGAGGGTTCCGCCGCCCGCGCGGAACACGCCGCCAAGCTGGTGAGCGTGCTCGCGGCACGCGCACGCGACACCAACGGCAGCAACAGCACCATCGAAGTCCGCGCGGCGTTCGACGCCGTGCGCCAGCAGCAGCGGGCCCTGCGCCGCGCGCACTAAGGGGTTGCCATGCTCGAATCGAAGATCGAGGCCCACCTGGTCAAGCGCGTGAAGGAAATTGGCGGCAAGGCCTACAAGTTCACCAGCCCCCAGCGCCGGTCGGTACCGGATCGCCTGGTGCTGATGCCCGGTGGCCGCGCCACGTTCGTCGAATGCAAGGCCAGCGGCCAGCGCCCCACCGACGCCCAGGCGCGCGAGCACGCCCGCCTGTGGGCGCTGGGGTTCCCGGTCCTGGTGGTCGACAGCATCGCCGCCGTCGAGGCCTTCGTCAGCGGAGCGCAGCCATGATCTGGACCAAGGTTCTGTTTGCCGTGGCGTTCGTCCTCGGCCTGGCCGCCATCGTGGCCGGGGCGATCGCCGCGCAAATCCGGTTTGAACGGTACATCGACAAGGACGATCGGCCATGAAGCCCCTCTCCTACTGCACTGTTTGCAGCGCGCCCGGCCACACCGCGGCTCATTGCCCCTGGAACGCCGTCCGGCTGGCGGGGCGCCCATGACCTACCCACCTATCACGGTGAGCCGGGCCGGCTCCTTCGTTTTCGGGGAGCCCGGCCAACTGACCATCACCGGCTGGACGTTCAACCTGAACGGGCGCCCGGTCGAGCCCGGCGAGAACGCGTTCGAGAAGTACCAGCTCGACATCATCGTGGCCGCCTGGCATTACCTGAACGAACACTTCGAGCGTCATCTGGGTATTACGGTCATTCGCACCGGTTCTGAAGACCTGCAGCTGGTGGACGCCACCATCGAGCTGGACGCGCAGCGGGAGACCGCCGCGCTTCTTGAAAGGGTCGCGCACCCATGACGCGACAGGTATTCACCCGGCGCCCCTACGGCAAGCTGATCGAGGATCATATCCTCGATACCGAGCGCTGCGGCGTCTGGGCTGGCATGGGCATGGGCAAGACGGTCTCCACGCTCAACGCGCTGGACCTGCTGGAGCTCGTCGAGCCGGGCCCGACCCTGGTCTGCGCGCCGCTACGCGTGGCGCAGTCCACCTGGCCGGATGAGGCGGTGAAATGGGCGCACCTGCGCAACGTCGAGGTGGTGCCTATCGTGGGCGACGCCAAGGCGCGCGCCCACGCGCTGGCACGCGCCTATCTGCCGTCGGCCAGCATCTTCACGATCAATTACGAAAACCTGCCCTGGCTGGAAGAGACGCTCACGCGCGAGCGCATGCCGTGGCCATTCCGCCGGATCGTCAGCGACGAGTCCACGAAGCTCAAGGGCTGGCGCGGCAGCAAGCAGGTCAGCAAGACCGGCAAGGAGTTCGTGCGCGCGGCCGGCGCTCAGCGCTCACGCGTGCTGGCCCGGGTGGCATTCACCCACGCCCAGCGCTTTATCGAGCTGACCGGCACGCCCTCACCCAACGGTCTGCAGGATCTCTGGGGCCAGGCGTGGTTCCTGGACCAAGGCACGCGGCTGGGCCGCACGTTCGAGGCCTTCAGCCAGCGCTGGTTCCGGGCCAAGCACCAGGGCTACGGCATCGAGCCGCTGGCGCACGCCCAGGCCGAGATCGAGGGGCGCATGCAAGACCTGTGCATGTCGCTCGACGCGCGCGACTGGTTCGACCTGCGCCAGCCGATCAAGAACACTGTCCGCGTCGACCTGCCGACCAAGGCCCGGGCGCTCTACCAGGACATGGAGCGCAAGATGTTCATGGAGATCGACGGGCACGAGGTCGAGGCATTCAACGCCGCGGCCAAGACCATGAAGTGCCTGCAGCTGGCGAACGGCGCAGCGTACGTGGGCGAGGACGCCGAGCAGTGGGCCGAGGTGCACGACGCCAAGCTGCAGGCGCTTGAGTCCGTCGTCGAGGAGGCGGCCGGCATGCCGGTGCTGGTGGCGTATCACTTCCGGTCTGACCTGGCGCGCCTGCGCAAGGCGTTCCCGGCGGGGCGCCATCTGGACAAGGACCCGCAGACTATCCGCGACTGGAACGCCGGCCGCATCCCGGTGCTGTTCGCCCACCCGGCCAGCGCCGGCCACGGCCTGAGCCTGCAGGACGGCGGCAACATCCTGGTGTTCTTCAGCCTGAACTGGAACCTCGAGGAGCACCTGCAGATCATCGAGCGGATCGGGCCCACCCGCCAGATGCAGGCCGGCTACGACAGGCCGGTGTTTATCCATTACCTGGTTGCGCGCGACACCATCGACGAGCTGGTGCTGGCGCGGATCGAAACAAAACGCGAGGTGCAGGACCTGCTCCTCGAAGCCATGAAGCGAAAGGGGGTACAGCCATGGGTGACATCGCCGATGACATGATCAACCGGATGATGGATGCGATGCCTGACGCCTGGCATCACGCGCCACTCCGTAATACGACCGTCGAGTGCCGCCACTGCGGCAAGGGCGGCTTTCACTGGGAGCAGACGGACGAGGGCTGGCGCCTTGCCGGTCGCAACGGCCTGCTGCACAAGTGCGACGGCAGGCTCGCGCAACGCGAGGCGCTGGACGACTTCGACGACGTATCAGGAGCCTGACCATGCAACGCACAATCCGCCGCGACGAGCTGCGCAAGATGGTGCCGCTGGCCGACTCCACCATCTACGAGATGGAGCGCCGCGGCGAATTCCCGAAGCGCTTCAACCTGACCGCGCGCTGCGTGGTGTGGGATCTAGCCGAGGTCGAGGCCTGGCTGGCGGCACGCCGCGCGGCGAGCCAGCAGGCCGCGCAGCCGGCGCCCGGGCCGGACGTGCGCAAGCGCAAGACGCGGCCGGTTCAGACGGTCGCGGCCACGTAATCGTCGATCATATCGGCCCACTGCTGCAGCATGTCGCGGCGCTGCTCGGCGTACTCCGCCTTGTTGTAGACCGCACGCACGCCCTTCTGCTCGTGGGCCAGACACTTCTCGATCCAGTCGGTATTGAACCCTGCCTCGTGCAGGATGGTCGAGGCCGTGCGGCGCATGTCGTGCGGCCCGAAGTGCTCCAGCGCCAGCCCCTTCTTTTGAGCTAGTTCCACCGTCACCGTGATGCTGCGGTTGAGCGTCGCCTTTGACATCGGCTTGTCGGTATCGTAGCGGTTCGACAGCAGGTATGGCGACGACCCCGCGCAAGTCTTCAGCGCCACCAGGATGTCCAGCGCCTGCTGTGACAGGTAGACATTGTGGGGCCGGCGGCGCTTCATGCGCTCGGCCGGGATCGTCCACACCGCCGTCCGGAAATCCACCTCATCCCACGTCGCGTCCTGCAGCTCGCTCTTGCGCAGCATGGTCAGCAGCAGCAGCCGCAGGCCCAGCTTGATCGTGGGCAGCGTGCCGACGAGCTCAAGCTGCTTCAGGAATATCCCGATCTCCTCCGGGCTCAGCGCCCGGTCCTTGGGCGCGAACGTGGCGATGGTCGACGCCCGCACCTCGGCGGCGGGATTGGTTGCCTTGAGGCCTTTGCCGAGCGCGTAGCGATACACCTGGTTGACCACCTCCCGCACATGCACCGCCGTCGCCGGCGCGCCGCGGTCGACGATCTTGTCGCACTGCGCGCGCAGGTCTTCCGGCGAGATCTCAGTCATCAGCCGGTTGGCCCACACTGGCAGCACGTCGCGGTCCAGGATGCTCTCGCGCATGGCCTTGGTGCTGTCGGCCATCTTGTAGTCCTTGAGCCAGCGCTTCGTCCATTCGCCGAACGTCTTGGCCTCGCGCACCTGGGCGCGGCCGCGCTGCTTCTCCTGCGCGGGGGACTTGCCTTCGGCAATGAGCTTCTTGGCCGTCAGGCACCGCTCGCGCGCCTCGGCCAGGCCGATGCCGGCCGGCCCATACTTGCCAATCGTCAGCGTCTCGCGGCGGCCGTTGAGCCGATAGTCCAGGCGGAAGCTCACAACGCCGGTCGGCGTGACGGCCACATACAGGCCATCGCGATCGACCACCTTGTACAGCTTGTCCGCGCCCTTGAGGTTCTTGAGCTTCGTGTCGGTCAGCAT